ACAAGTCTAAAAGTGTCTGGCCAGAGGTGTCTTGGATCTTCTTCGCCTTTTTGTTTGCCTGCGACACTAAAAGGTTGGCAGGGGTAGGAACAAGTGAGGATGTCAATGCCATCAACTCCTGTTCTTTCTTTGATATCTTCATAAGTCAACTCCTTTAAGTCATTAAATATTGGAACACCAGGAAAGTTTTTTTGCAATACTTGTCTTGGGTACTTTTCTATCTCACAAAAGGCAACCGTGTTGATACCTAGCTCACGAAAAGCCAAAGCCCAACCACCAATACCTGAACAAAAGTCTAAATGATTCATTGTTTCACCTCTACTTTCACACCGCTTCTCCAAAGTTATTACCTAATGCTACATCCACAACACTTGGTACTTTTAATTCCACACAAGTTTCCATAGCTTCTTTAATTTGTTTGGCTTGTTTATCACTCTCTACATTAAAACATAGTTCATCATGCACTTGTAATAAAGGTTGATGTCCTAATTCAATACAATTAAGAATAGCTTGTTTGGTTTGATCGGCCGCACTACCTTGTATTAAACGGTTGAGTGCTTTATAAGTAAATGCTCTTTTGATGTTTGCTTGACCGTACTTAGCCGATGCGTTTTCAAAACGCTCTGCTGTATGTATACCAAAATCACGAGGTTCCCACATATCAAACCTACATTTACGACCTAATTTAGTCCTAATAACACCTTCATTGTCTGCTTTTTTCATACACATATCAGACAGCTCTTTTACAAAAGGAACTTTTCTATTGTATAAATTTATTAAGTCATGGGCTTCATCATTTGACACACCTAATTGTGTACCCAATTTATTTTTACCCATGCCATACATTAAACCTAAACCAATCGTCTTTGCTTGTTTACGATCAATACCAACTAAATCAGCGACCGTTTGATGAAAGTCAGCATCACCTTTTTTATAAGCTTCTACTAACTCTTTTGAACCCGCAAAACCATCACCTACACTAGCAGCATAATGCACCACAAGTCTTGGCTCTTGTTGGGAGTAATCAAAGCTACCCCACTGACAATCTTTTTCAGGTAAAAACAAACCTCTAATCAGTGGTCCAAACTCTTTACTCCGGGCAGGTAGTTGTTGCAAGTTAGGATTAGACATCGCTAATCTGCCAGTAGTTGTACCACCTTGTTCGTTTTTAAGTTGTCTTATCTCACCGTGAATACGACCGTTATGTTCAAACTTCAAAATAGAATTAATAAAAGTGTTTTGAAACTTATTAAGTTCTCTTGCCTGGACTATTAATTTACTAAGTTTATGTGGCGAGTTGTTCAACCATTGTGCCGTAAAACTAGGTTCTTTTGATTTTGCTGTTTTAGGGTAATCAATACCTAGCTTATCAAACGCATGACCAATCTGTCTTGCTGCCCATATATCTACATCAGTTCCAGTTAATTTTTTTATACCGTGTAAAACTGTTTTCTCTCGTTTTGAAAAATCCTTTTTAAGTTGGTTTGCTTTATCAACATCTACTCTAATACCTTGCATACGCATATTAATTAAATGTGGTAATAACTTACTCTCTAAATTCCATATAGTGTTTAAACTTTGATTTTGTATCTCAACCTTAAATCTTTGCCACAACATATGAGTAAGTCTTGCATCTTGTTCTGCATAAAATCCTACATGCTCTGCGGGTAATTTCCACATCTCCCCTTTTGGATCTACTCCATGCTGTTGTGCAGCTTCAATCAATTCAGTTTCTGCTTTTAATTCACCTAAATAATCTTTTGATAAACTATTTAGTGCATAGCTATACCTATTTTCATCAATCAATGCACCCGCTACCATCGTGTCTACAATTGTTCCGTGAACCGTGATTCCTGAGGCTTGTAGCCAACCCACATCGTACTGAGCGTTGTGAAATATCTTTGTTCCTGGCAAAGCACATACATCTTTCATGTATTGCCAAACTTGTTCCTTAATTAAATTACCGCCACCCAAATGTCCAAAAGGAAAGTAACCTTGCCAACCCGCAACGGCAACGGCAAAGCCAACAATCTCACCAGACTTCGTAGCCCAACCTGCACCCATACCTGAATTAATACCATCATCACGAGTCTCCAAGTCAATAGCGATTTCATCATATCCACTCAAATCCTTGTACTCACTGGGAGCTGACCATATTGATTTTTTAAAACTAAAGTTTAACTGTAATCCATCACTGTTCATATTTACTCTCCTGTAAGTAAACAAAATAATCTTCTCCCATAGGGTAGTTATATTGATGATCGGTTGATAATAAATGTAATGTATCTTTAGCCCTTGTTGCTCCTGTATAGTACACTCGTTTTTCGTCAGATTGTTCTTCTCGGTTCTTATGACTAAAAGCAGAAGGCCAGTTTGTTTTTGAGTACAATAAAACATTGTCCGCCTCTCCACCTTTGACCGAATGAATGGTGTCAATAATAATTTGTGGTTCTTTATCTAAAGCTTTTTGTCCGTAATTTTTTAACAAACGCACAAAATAATTTACTTGTTCAGGTTTAAAGTTACGCTGTAACACTTTCCACCATACTAGTTCTTTTGTTTCCACAGGTAAATCAAGACCACAAAACTCAACCAAATAATCAAAATCATAGATATCAGCATTTGGCATTTTCAACCAAAACTTTTGAGTTCTATAATCTGGATCTTTTATATCACGCAAGTATTGATACATAGTTTCCGCTGACTCCCGGTTCAATGGTTTTTGGTTAGACAAACGAGTCCAGGCTTTAATTGCAATCCATTGTTTTTTATCAAAAGACTTTGTGCCAGAGTTGTTAGAAAAATATAAACCTGATTCTTTAGCACACATACGCAATTCATTCACTGTTGTGTTGACACGACCTAAAATATACCAAGTACCTTTGAGTTCTGTAATTGGAACTTCTTGAAAACTTAAATATCGTTTTACCGTGCCTTGTTTGTCTTGACAGTCGTATTCTTTTTCAACACTGTCTAAAATACCACGGCGAATAACTTTAGAAAAATGATGTATTGCCTCACCAAAACGGCGAGTCTTTCTTAAGATAACCTTTCTCCCAGGAAAGTAAGTTGTGAAGTATTTTGGATCTGCACCATTCCAACGGTAAATACCTTGATCATCATCACCCGCTAAATAAATGCGTTTTACATTGTCCGCCATTTTGTAAATGACTGACCACTGCAATGGTGTAAAGTCTTGTGCTTCATCTAAAATTAAAACATCTAGAGGTGGAAAGTTTATTTCATCTACTGCTCTTAAAATCATGTCCGTAAAATCTATAAACGAATCTTTTTTATAGTGCTCGTAAGTTGATATCTTTCGTAAATAAATATCCATATTATCTTTTTTGTACGACTCTTTCTTATAAGTTAGTCTTGGATCTTCCATCATGTTCCGTGCTTTGTCATACACACCCAACGACCAATCCTTATAAGTAAAGTTATCATCAGCTAAACGAGTGTCAGATGTTTTAATAATCTTAGCTTCCATAGCATAGTCCAACATACAGTTCTTTGGATCAAACACTTCTTCTTTGAAGTAACGACGACAATATTTATGTAATGTCTTGAAACGAGTAAAGTCTTCTGTTGTAAACTGTGGAAAGGCAGCTAATGCTCTATCTCGTGCTGTGTTAACAGCTTTATTGGTAAATGAAATAAAAGCAATGTTGTTTGGGTGCACCCCTTTTTTCAAATAACCTTTTAATACACGCTCTATCAAAGTGTGTGTTTTACCTGTACCTGGTGGACCAAATATCTTAATGGTCTTGTGGTGCAGAGCTTTCTGTTTTTCCAGTCCTGAATTTTGCATGATAATCGTCGTCAATTTCACTTACTGCGTGTTTTGTTTTGGATTTGCTTTTTATTGCTTGATGACTCACAAAGTCTGGCATCTTCACCCACCATATATTTTTCTCTCCCTCGTGATAATCCTTACGCTTACATTCTAACAGACGAAGAGCATCAGCGGGAGTGTTAAATACCCCATTTGCCTTTTTTTTCAAGAAGTTAGATAAGGTAATCTTTTTAAAATAACAAATATTACTTTTAGAATCCAACACGACATAACCATCTTTTAGTTTGTCAAACTTATCTTGTTCAATGTGAGATTCAAAAAAATCTTTTAAAACTCTATATCGTTCTTCTTCAACAGTGTCCTCATACAAATGATCTTTATTCTCAATTGCTTTCTCAACAATGCCTTTCATTAACAATTCAAAAGGCACTGGACCTTTTCTTGGTTTAGGTAAAGACATCCAAAATAATTTATATTGTAGAAGTTTGACCCGAAAAGATTTTTCATCTTTCATATCACTAGGAGTGATCATCACATGTTTACCCTCATAATCAAATTCATAAAAAATTGTTTTGGTATCCATGATATAAGTAATGTTGTCAAACTTATCAATAATGTCAGGTGTTGCCTCACCAATGCCAAGTCGTCTTGTTTTACATAATTCTTTGTTACAAATAGGTTGAAACTCTGGGTGTTTAGGTGGACATTGAAATTCATATCCTTGTTTATGTACGGATTTACACAAATTAGTAACTTCATTCTGTCCCAAAGGCTTTGTAAAAATTTGACTGTTTCGTTCAAAAGCAACTTCTTCTATTTGTTGTAGAGACAAACCTTGGTTTTTTTTCATCTCTAATACCATGACATTGAATAAATAATTATTACGATTATTACCAGACCAACCCTCTTGAACTAATTTTTGCACACAAGGGGGATAGTGTGACCACTCACTTTCGGCATCATATTCTGCCACTGAAAACTCATAAAATTCATCTGGGTCAATCTTTCTTTTGTTAGCAAATTCAATGAAACGACCAACCATCATTGGTGTGTTACTATCGTCAAAACCATATTCCATTGTGGCATTACAATTAAAATACGGCATATTAACGGCTTTGTTCATTGGAAAAACTTCATCAGATAAAAAATATTGTTCGTTTATCTCATTAAGCTTTTGCTTTACTTTTATTACTTTTGCTTTTTGTTTAAAAAATACAAATATATGTAAACCACCCGACTTTGATTTTACGGGCACAAAAGGTAATTTATATTTTGCAATTATCTCTACATACTTTTTCTCAGAGTAATCTTTGTAATTGTTTGGGTCTACATCAATACAACCCCAAAAACATTCGTCACCGATTTCAGGTTTGACTCCGATACGAGTCTTACCGTCAAGGTGTTCTTTCCAGAGTTCTGCGGTTAGAGATTCTTTTACAGTGACATATTGTGCACCTTTCTTGCCCCTCTCGTCGTCCTCACCCGTAAGTGAGGACTTCAAGTAGGAACTATCATCTCCTTCAAATAAAGAAAATAATTCTTTGTGCATGACTAGAAGAGTACATTACCGTCTTCAAAATCGGAGTCTTTTGAGACAGCTTCAGGCTTGTTTTTTCCAACAACAACTGCATCTTTAACGCCATCCTCTGAATAATCAACTTTGTTAGCTATGTCCATTTTCTTACTACTCTCACTAAACCCTTGAGTTACTTTAAGGGTATCGCTGTCAGTAGGTTGATCAAGAAAACGCTCAAAGTTTATCGCCCAACCATACCACTTACCTTTAGAGTTTTCCTCTTGTATAGAAGTAAGTCTATACGCAGTAGCCCATGTTGGTGGAGTAAAAAACCCTTTACTGCCTTCCATCTTTTTAGACATCATCATAGTGTTCCATAACCTAGATTTTTTCTTTTGAGTTGACTTCATTGTAATTAAAGCTGTCTCAATAGGTTTGTACTCTTCGTTAAGAATGTATACAAAGTGATTAGCTGTATCTTCAATATAGTGACCGTTTGATAATCTATCTTTACCGTCATCAGCTCTCTTGGTATCTTTCATCACCGTAGGATCTCTGTGAATAGCGAATGGTGCACCAGTTGAATCTTCTGACCCACGATCTGCCCATTCGTTGAATGTGTTGATGTAGTGGCAAGGAACAACAAGCATACCCTCTTTACCTTTGTAAATTGAGCCAGTGACTTCGTTCAACATGTCTCCAGGTTTTGCACCCGCAACATACTTGGCATTGTCTTCATCCAAGGCAGGTGATATTTTTGTCAGCAATTTTATGATTGGTAACTTAACATCTCTTGTTCCAATATTTTCTGTGCCTTGTCCAGCAAATGCTTCAAGGTCAGAAATAGTATCTACTGACACCGCTGTATTTTTTGCTTTCGCAACTTTCTTATCTGTCATTTTTTTTTCTCCATTAACTTTTAATCGTGGTTTTGTTTCCAACAAAAATGCCAAATAAATCCATTGGCACTTCTCGCCCTTCTTCTATTTCATTACGAACAAAGGCTTTTAGTGTCATTGGTTCTACTTTCATTTTTTGAGAAACATTGTGACCTTTACTTTTCAGTTCAGTTACAAGATTATTTGCATCTTCATCTTGTGCTTTACCAAATTGGAGTATCACATTATTTTTAATCAAATCTCCAAAGCCATTGTCACGCAACCAAGTAAAGGCTTCGTCTTGTTTAGCTTTAGAAATACTTGCGGCATAGTAAGGTTTTACTCCGATAGCAGTGCCATCTTCAAGTTTAATCTCACTAATACCAGCTTCACGCATCAAGTTAGGTATAGACTGCTCAGAAAGGGTTCGCTCTGTTTCCTTTAGCTTCTTTAACTGCTCTTCCATGTTTGCTACTTCTTTCTGAGTCTCTATTAACTTGTTGCACTCTTTTGCAATGTCTGTTGTCATTGCTGTATCTACATTTACCGTAGATAGTGCTTCAAGATCCATAGGACCCTCCTATATTTATTTATAGAAACTCAAAGATATTCTTATTTTCTTGCAATGTCAATAGTAGGATTGTAAAATACCTACCATATGTATGAATATAAAACACAACCGTTTGAACATCAAAGAGAAGCTTTAATCAATGGAGCTGAAAAAGAAGTATACGCCTATCTTATGGAGATGGGTACAGGTAAAACTAAAGTATCTATTGATAATGCTGCGTATTTATACCAACAAAATAAAATAAAAATGTGTGTAGTTATAGCACCTAATTCTGTATATCAAAATTGGAAAGACGAAATAAATATGCACTGCCCGGTAGCTAACTCGATTTTTGTATATAAAATTGATAAAGGTTTTAAATACACTGAGGGCAAATTAAATTTTATTCTTATGAATGTAGAAGCTTTTAGCCATAAGTCGGGAGTAAGTTTCCTTGAACAAATTCTTAAATACTATGGGGTATACTCCATGGTGGTGCTTGACGAATCAACTACAATTAAAAACAGAACAGCAAAACGAACTAAATCTTTGCTTAAACTAGGTAAAATGAGTAAATACCGTAGGATTCTGACTGGATCACCTGTGACCAAATCACCTTTAGATTTATTTTCTCAGTTTCAGTTTTTAAAACCAAACCTATTAGGGACAGATAATTTTTATGTGTTTAGAGCAAAATACTGTGTGATGCACGATATACCGTCGCCGTCTGGTAAACGAATTAGCATACCGAACTATTACATTAACTTAGATGAATTAGAATCAAAAATAAAAGCACACTCTTTTAGAGTATTGAAAAAAGACTGTTTAGATCTAAAACCGAAAGTATATACAAAAAGATTTGTTGGTATGAAGAAAGATCAGGCAGAGGCTTATGCACAGTTAGCTGAGTTCGCCAGGACTATTATACATAACGATGAAATCAGTTATAACAACAAACTTACAGAGATATTAAAACTACATGAGTTGACCGATGGTTTTTATACATCTGACGATGGCCAGAAGAAAGATCTACCATCAGCAAAACTAGATGAACTTTTACACATATTAGAAGAGACTAGTGGCAAGGTAATTATTTGGGCAAATTATGTTAGATCTATTGAAAAGATTATTTTGACCTTACAAAAAAAATACGGCACGGATAGTGTGGTTGCCATCTATGGAAAGATACCCGCAAAAGATAGACCAGGAATTAATCATCGTTTTCAAAACGACAATGCTGTTAAATTTTTTGTAGGTAATCCACAAACCGCAGGTTACGGAATAAATCTTACCAGTGCCAACACAGTCATTTATTATAGTAACAATTATAATTTAGAATATAGACAGCAATCAGAAGATCGTGCACACCGAGCTGGACAAAAAGGACAAGTTTTATATATTGATTTGGTCTGTAAAAATACAGTGGATGAACTAATTATTAAATCTTTAAAAAATAAAATACAAATCTCGTCAAAAACGCTCGGAGAGGAAATTGACAACTATTTATGAAAATAATAGCCCTCTACAAGGCTATATTTGAGCTTTTTTAAAGCACCCTAACCCAATTAGTCATAAAATAAATAAACCGTCTAAATTGTACGGTAAAAGGGCTTAGAATTGATTTTTGTTGGTTTGGTAGTATTTTTCTACCCGATTCATCCATTTTTTCTCATATTCGTCTAACATAACCTCATTCATAAGAAATTGTTGAAAAACTAAATCTTTAGTACAGATTAAAATTAAACCTTGTAAAATTTTACCGTATTGTTTTTTGTGAGCCAAAGAATATGCAGCGATTTGATAAAAGTAATCTTCAATCCATTCTTCTCTTTTTGGTTTGTTTGATTGTTTAAAATCAGCGATGGTTGGTTTACCATTGTAGACACAAACCAAATCAGTTGAACCCGCCCATTTATCTTCATACGCAAGATTTACTTCTGTTCCATACACCTCAGAAAGATTAGCTAAGTTTTCTACGATAGTGTGTGCCATCATTCTTGGTAGCGAACCTTCTGACCCCAGGTTTAAATATCCTTGACCCTTCATATATTGTTCTAAAACATAGTGCATTTCTGTGCCACGCTTTGCAGCTTGAGCCGTGATCCGTGATGCTTCAGTATAGCCCACTCGTTCACGCCAACGATCTAATGACTGTTGTTTTTCTTTTGATTGAGTGCCTGACAATATTGTTGTAACGCTAGGTACTTTTTTATCTTTTACATTGTAAGTACGAATCTTTTCATCATTCCTGGTGAGCTGATTATAATTATATATTGGGTTTAATTTAAAGTCAGTGATTGTAAAAGAAGTATCATTCCTTATTATTTTCATTTCTTATTGTCTTGTTGTATTTAATTGTTTCCTCAATAATACTTAATTTTGTGGAAAAATACAAAGCTGAAGCATAAATAGCATTAATATCTTTGATTAAACAACTTCCGCCAAAACCACGCTCTTTGGTTACTAAACTGTGAGAACTGCCGATACGTGGATCCCCGGTAATCGCTTTTCTCACTTGGTTGTAATCTAAACCCGATGCTGTGCATAAGTCATAGACTTGATTGAAAAACGACACCTTCAAAGCTAAAAAACTATTTCTAAAATATTTCCCCAGGATTAATTCTTCTGGTTCAAATACTTCAACATAAGGTGCAAAATATATTTTTTGAAAAATTTTTGTCCAAAAAGGTATTTCGTCTCCACCAATCAACACATGTTCACAATTTTTTACATCTTCAAGACTGGTTTTTTCTCGTAGGAACTCTGGTGAAAAAGCCATTTTTTTTTCATAAGTTTTTTTGCAATGTCTCCAACCTTCTAAAGAAATCGTGCTTTTGATTAAAATGGGTACATCGGGACAAGCACGAATCACTTCGTATACATTACGCATGTCACAAACACCGCCATTGCCCTGTGGCGTGGACACACATACGATGACTGCATCACTATCCTCTTTTATTTTATTATTAGTATATTTCGGATCTACAATTTCTATTTCGTAATGTGGAGACAAAATAGATTCAAATGCCTTACCGACATACCCGTAACCTACAATGATAATTTTCATTTTTTGTTTTTATCTTCAGGTGCATACAAGTTGTTAAAAGTATACTCCCAATCCATGTAACTGTCATGTGCTTCTGCTTTATGTGTCCATTGTGACGGTATGAAATCAGGTGGTCCGTTGCCCGTGACCCACATAGCAGGAGAGGTGACTCTTACTCTGTTGTTTGGTAATGCTACAAAACAACCTTTCCAGGGTCCTTCAGTCAAGGCTAGAACATGAGATTGTTTGTGTTGAGCTGGATCGTCTGCTATTTCACTATTAGTGTAGTCCACGGTGAAATAATACTTAGCGGTGTAAAACTCACCTTCAATACGAGCCAACCAAGGACTAGAACTTGTTCTGTCAAATACAACAATAGAATGATCCCTGGAGGACACATCCCAAGGTTGAGCGATATGTGTTGGCATAGGTGGTGGCATCTGATCTAAAGGTTCATCTTCAACTAAGGCGGTGATTGGCATACGAGCCCACATAGCACCACCATGAGGATTCTCTAAACGATTCTCCTCGTCTTCACAACCAGTAAAGATAACTTGAAAACTTAAACAACGATCTGGAATACAATTAACTGCGATAACATAACAGTGTAGGAACTCACCATGATAAGCACGATGGTTGTGTGTAAATTCTTTTCTTACCCAAGCTTTTAAAACTAAAGGTATGTTTGATATTAAATGTGACAAATTTAAGCTCTAGAAACCTTCATCCCTAATCTTTTTGCAGCTGCTTTTAGTTGAGCCACGGTCATTGGTTTTACACCACCTTTACCCGTGCCTTTAGAATAGCCTTTAGCCATTTTACCAGCTTTAGCTTTCATCATTTTAGCTCCGCCTTTAGCGTAGCCTTTAGCCATTTTACCGCCTCTGGCTCTCATTACTTTTGAATTACCTTTAGTTTTCATTTAAATAACTCCTACTTAGTAAATTTACCAATTGATTTTAAACCAAAACTGGCTCCAATACTAGCCATAATTGACCATTGTAACCACTCTGGAAATGTGCCTAAAAACTCTATGCCCCTGGCAACATAGGGTTGAAAATAAGGTATGAAGCTAAAAATAATAATGGCTATAAACGTGAGAGTCCAAGCTTCGTCTTTCCAGCTATCATCAGAGGCTTTTGCCATGGTGGTCTCCCATTCAACCTTACCTTCCGCAACCTTCTTCTGTACAGCAGTTTTTGCGTCAATCTCTGCTATTTTTAAATCAGATTTAGCTTTAGCTTTCTTTGCACTATGTTCAAAATAACCACCCACAGCTTTTGATAATCCATTAACAATAAGTCCAATCATTTTACTTTCTCCAAAATAGTATCTAATTTTTCGCTGTTCTTTTGCACTTGAACTTTTATATATTCTAGCTCTACTTTAAGTCGGGTAATATCTTCTATCTTTTCTGACATCTTCTCTTGTGTTTCTTCTACGGCATACAAACGGTTCATACTAGCACCCCAGGCTACGCCAACCAAAACCAACATTGGTAGAACTTGTGTTATAACTTTTGTGTCCATCTTAATCATTTGCCTAGGGGGTTGTCGTTAATAATGTCGTAAACTTTGGATAGTTCTCTTTCCATCCAAGCAGAGAGTTTATCTTCCATGTCTCCCATTTCTGTATCCATTTTCTCAAAGCTTTCCCAAACATCATCAATGTTTTCAATATTGAATTGTATTCGTTCTTCTGCTTGAGTAAGTCTGTCATTTAATGTACCTGTGTCACTACTGGCTATACTACCTTCCATAGCCACTAAACGAGTGCTTAGGTCTGACATCCACCATACGAACCCACCTGCTGCTGGAACTACTGATAAGACTATCGTAAGTAGAACCGCTGGTGATAGCACTAATGTCTTGCTCATATATCATCTCCTGTGTCAGTGACACTGTTTCTAATATTGTAATCGTTTGCGGTATTTCTTGCAATCCAATCAAATTGACCATATCTACTTGCTCAATCCCTGTATTCTTTTTAGTAGTTTCAGAAACTTGAGATTTAGATTGCTTAGGCTTTTGTTTAGTTTCAGCTTTAGGCTCATTTTTTGATTCTGCAACTTCTGTTTCTTCTTCTGATTCGGCTTTTTCTTCTTCTTCAGAGCTCTCTGTTTCTTCAACTTCTTCATTTTCAGCAAGATCTTCCTCCATGTCAGTTTCTTTTAATTCTTCTGGTTGTTCTACTACTTCTTCAGTTACCTCTGCAACTTCCTCTACTTCTATTTCTTGTATTTCTGGAATCTCCTCTACAATTTCAATTTCTTGTGGTACTTCAATCACTGTTGGTATTTCTATTTCAACAGAGGGTAAATCAGGTAACTCAGGTAAATTATTTACAGATACTTCTGGTTGCACTGGAGTATCAATTATTACATCAGTTACAATTTCAGTGTCTAAACTAAGACCTTCAATCACAGTGTTTTCTATAATAGGTTCTATAACAGTTTCTACAATCGGTTCTACAACAATTTCTACAATGGGTTCTACTATCACAGGTGCAATATATTCTTCAATAGTTAAAGTAAGACTAATATTATCTACAATTGGGCCATACCAGTTACTGCTATTGCCTGTGTCGTCTCCCGCAACATTAAGGTTTATATTTAAATTGTCAGTATTAAAATCACCTGTAACATCTTCAGTAAAAGAATAATCACTCCACCCATCTTCATAAGGCACAGCAGTTGTATTGCTAATAACTTCTGCGGTATCAGTTGAAGTCAAGGTAACCGTGTTAGTTACCGTATCATCAGCACCAGCATTACACCATTGACTGCCTGAATTACCACAACCAATGCTTTGAAAGTTCATGTGTATTTGTTTGACGATGTGATTGTCAGGTAGTTTATCCATGTCTATATCTTGACTAATGTAACCATCTTGATATCTAAATCTTATACTTTTAGATGCAGAATCAGAATAGGTGTTTGGATCACGCTTGACTTTGTTTTGATTATTATCAGACAACTCCCAATCAGAAGTATCGGTAGTAAAGCTGTCGTTATTCAGTAGGTTGTCCGTAGTCGTTTCTGCGTGGCTTGTTAACACCACCATGAACAACATTAGGATTGACCATAATATGATTTTTGTCATTGATAATACCTAGTTCTATATACTTAGCTTTAGCTTCCTTACCGACTAAACCGTCTATTGGACACGGAGACCCAGCAGCTAACATTGCACGAAATACTCGGATGTCTTGACAGAGAACTGCGGTGGCCGATACCTTGAGGCCAAGCTGTGCTAAACCCCTACTGAGCTTTAAACGCTCACAATTCATGTCTCTTACATGGGTACCAAAACTACCAGAGAAAATACCTGTGCCCACAGCACCACTTCTTACTACGACACAAACATCATTACCACTGCCGATAGATAACCCAGGACTTATTGCCGAAGGTGGCGGTTGATCTTTATATCGGATTGTGGTTTCATTGCCGAAAATTAATGAACTAAAACTTAACAGTGAGATAAGTAAGAATAGATTGATAAGTAACCTAATCATGTTACGAAAAGTAGTTCATACCCAGCGAAGCTAGTCCCTGGAGTGTTTGTTGTTTGTCAGTTACAGATCCACTGGCAACAGGTCTTTGTTGATTATTAGTGACAGATCCTTGTGGTTGCGGTTTTATTTGTGCCACATTAATTGGTGCTTGAGATAAGTTTGATTGATTTTTTCTAATTTGTTCCTCATCTTTTATTTTTTTTACTTTTTCAAAAATACTGTTTTTTTGTTCCTCTGTAATATTTTCTATTGTTTTATCTTTTACCGCAGGAACATACTCTTTTAAAAATTCATATGTAGCAGGTAATTTTAATATTGATTTTATAGCTTCGTGTGCTTCACCATATTTACCAGCATTATAAAGTTTTGCTAATCTATCTAAAGCTTTTTTCGAATCAGGTTCTAATAAAATATCCCCAAGTTTATTATTTAGAAAAACGCTGTAATTATTTAAAAAGTTTGTAAATGCTACACCTTTTGCAGACAGTGGTCTAAAGTATAAAGACCTAAGAGCACCAACAGAGATATCTTCAGGACCTAATTCTCCATACGCTTGTCTCATTCTTGCTGATTGTTTTGATATACTATCGTTCGCTATATCAACAGCTACTTCAAATCTTCTTAAAAATTTAATCTGTTCTGGAGACATTGCTATGGTCAATAACTGTTCGTTTTTTTTCATAAAATCTGTATATTTCAAAGGATTGAAAAAATTCGTACCAGCATCTGCTGCCCTATCAGAAGTTTCAGCTTGAAACTTTCTTAAAATTCCAGCTTGTAAATCACCCATGATTTGTTTATTGCTACTTTGTTTTAAAATTTTTACAACATCTAAAAATTTTTGTGGAGCTTCTGGATCCCATAAATCTCGTAAAATAAGTTCTGGGTTCATTTCAGTTATTTTACCGCCACTTGCTATGTTTAATTCATCTATCTCTCTATTATGTTTTAGAATACGGTCATCAAAAACTTTTAACTTGTCTTTTACTGAATTTAATTTTGCATACTCTTCAGGAAATAAATATTCAATGTTATCTCCGAAATCTTTCATAAACTGTTTGTGTGCGGTTGGGTCTATGCCGAATGTTTCTATATCTCCAGCTTTTGTTTTAATTGGCTTTTCTTTAAATACTTGTCTTTTATAAAAAGCCCTTAAATCTGTCAAATACGCATTTTTAAAATCTGCGTCATCATCCATTATTTTTTTTAAATCAAATAAATTTTTAAAACGGTTTTGTGAACCTGCTGATCTAAATGTACTTGTAAATACATTTTCACCAGCAACTTCATATTGCCCAGCAGAATTTTTTTTCAAAACACTTTTTAACACACCGCCTAAATTATTGATACCCTCGCTGTATATCTTACTTGCCTCTGCCCAATCATTAACAACTGCACGTTCTTCAGTTATAAAATCTTTAGCTTTACCTTTTTCACTTGATTTAGCCCAAGCTTCCATATCAGCATCTATTGAATCAATTAATTTTTTAAAATCGCCTTCTCTAAAATTTTTACGAAAGAACCCATCCCTTTCAAGTTTCATTAAATCAGATTTAGTATTTCTTAAAACTGCAAAAGAAACTCCTTCTTTTTTGGTTTTAAACAATTCTTGAACTGGATTTGATGTATTAATTAAAGTATCTCTTTCTCTTTTTTTAATACTTCCTATTGCTTTATAAAAGTTATTAGTTGGTATTTTTCCTACTTTAGTAACTTGAGAGGCAAGTTTTATATTATCGTAAAGTTCATTTACATCTTTATAAAACTTATCAAAAACTAATTCTAAAGGTTTTCTTAATTCTGTTTCTTGACTTGCCTTACTTGTCGGATACCCCAATGTTATATCATTAACTTCATCATAATTTTTTGCAAGTTTATCTAATTTTGCTCTTTTAATTGGATCTCTATAATCATTAATAATTCCTTGGATATCTTTTCCTAATTTTGTTGTTGCAAAATCACCACCCTGATCAACAATTTGCCTAGTGATTTCAATATTTTTTTTACTTGCACCCATTATGTAAGTTTTAAAAATATTATTTAATGCTTTCATTTGTGTAATTTTTTGTAAATCAAAAGCATCAATATTTTTACTTAAAGATGCTTGAACCGCTTGTCGAAATAAAAACTCAGGTCTTCTTGACCCTTCAGCTAAAGTGTATTTTAAATTTATATTATCTGGAAAATCTAAATTTTTATATTTACCCCTAATTTCTTTTGAAACATTGTTCATAAAATCTGCAAGTTCTTCAGATTCTTTTATATTTTTTGTTAAAAATCCGTACTCTTCAGGGGTAACTTTACTACCTTTTAATAAAGTACCAAAACCTCTTCCTGCCCTATAAAACAAATCCATTACGCCAGTAAATAAAGCAGCATCTCCAGAAAATTTTACCACATCTTCTCTATCTAGTTCCCCTTTACGAACGCCCTCTGTTAATATGTCTAGTAAAGGTTGAATTGCTTTATCGTTAACTGTCCTATTAAAAACTTTACTAAAATCTTCAACCTTTGCATCTGGATCAAGTATTTGTGTTGCATAAGCTAATTTTATTGCCTCGCCTAAACCATCACCATACCCAGAACCTGTAGCGTAAAGTCCAGTTTTTGTTAAGCCACCTACAGTTTTAGTAAGATATGTTCGTATAGTTTTATCTTGTACTTTTTTTAAAATAGCATTTCTTACTAAATTGACCATAACACTACCACCACCGCCTATCGTTCCCATACCTGCTAAATCAAACGCAATAGGTAAAGAACTTCCAGACAAACTTTCAATGCCCGGTGTATTTGAGTTACGGACTAATTGTGTTTCTTGAGTTATTGGATTTACAAAAGTTAATTCATCTAAGTTATCATCCATAGACATTTCAACTTTAAGATTTGGATTACCTGTAAGTTCTCTAAAATGTTTATTAATGGTATTTTGTGCAGCAAGATTTTTTGTAGTTTTTTGATTCATAAAACTTTTTGCAAATTCAATATCATTTATGAGTACAGGTGTTTTACTTAAATCATAACCAAAAGATTCAGCTATTTGCTCATAAGAATATCTTTTTCTAAGACCTGGATTTAAAATTTTCTTTTGATAGTCAATTAAATCAAAAGCTATATTTCTTTTAATGTTACTTTCGCTTTCAAGCACTGGATCAACTCCATTTGCATAATCAACAAAATTAATATTAAGAGATCTAAGTTTGTCACTTGGTTGAAGATTTTTGTGAATTAAAAGAGAATTACTATTGTCAGTTACATTTTGCCTTAAAACTTGATACATCATATTACTTGCTTTTATATTATCAGCAGGTATATCCATATCATTACCATATTTTTTTCTAAATTCTGACAAATTAGTAAAAGAATTATTAGCCTTGTAGCCTTCCATATACTTAAATATATCAATATTTTTTTTAGTAATACGCTGTTTAGCATCATGTATTTTAAACATAACTGCATCTTCGTTGCCGTACTTTTCAAACATCCAAGGATATTTATCTATAACATCTTGTTCACTTTGAATGTTAAGAATATCTTTACTTTTAATTTCTTGATTTGTATATTTACTATCTGCCATAATTTTTATCTATAGTTTAATACCATCATCTTCTTCATTAACAAAACCTTTACCTATTAAATACGGTTTAATATAAGGAATAATTCTAGGGTCAGCCTTTGCAATTTCTTCTAATGCTGCTTGTTCTGTCATTTTACCTGCTCTTATTTCACTTAAATATTTTCTATAATCAACATGATTAAAATATCTAGTAACCACATCGTTAACAGCTGTTTTTTTAATTTCAGCTATTTTAGCTAAAGCTTGTTCACGGCTATTGCCATTACCCACAGATCGCATCGCTAATTCAATATCACTTACACTAAATCTTCCACCTTCTTCTCTAGCTTTTGCAAGAGCATAAGCTAATTCAATAACTAAAGTTTGTGCCTTAGCGTCTAAAACCGCAAATTGTTTAATACCTGTTTTAGTTAAACCAAAACCACTTTGTGAAGATAATTGATTACCTTTACTATCCTCATAGTTTGTAATGTAGTCTTCAATTTGTTTTTCTTTTTCAGCTTTACTTAAATCTTTATTTTTACGGATAGCTTCTAAATCACTTTCTATGTCCATAGCATCACCGTATTTAAGATCTTCGCTAGTTCTGTAAACTCCAAAAACACCTCTTTCAGAAATTGCAGTATTAAGACCAGACAGCGTGTTATCTAACCAAGTTTGTGCACCTCCGACAGACCCTAAAGTAGCACTAAAACCATCACCAGAAATAGTATCCTCTAGCCTACTAGCTAAATCAATAAAAGTGCTTTTTTTATTAATGTCTGCACTTATACCCTTATTATCTTCTTTTAATTGCTCTGAATACTCATCAGCTCTTAGTTTTGCAATGTATTCATCATATTTAAAAGCACTTGAATCATAAGGCAAAAAGGTTTTAGCAAATTTTTCAGCACCTAAATTTTTTAAATAATATATTCTTGCAGGAGCACTTAAACTTCTGTTGTCTCCTTTTTTACCTAAACCAGAAACATCTGCACCTAAAGTATATTTTTCTGATTTTCCAAACATGTACCTTGGTTCTGGTTGTTGTTGGTCTAATACATATTCGTTATATGGAATTTGTTTTTCTTCCTCTCCTGTACTTAAATCAGTAACTTTTACTAAATTTAAACTTCCTGTTTTTGTTCTTGCAGCACGATCCTCTAAACTTAATTTTTGAATAACAGGAAAGTCTTCAGTAAGGGCTTTACCCACACCACGACCCACACCAGAGAACATACTCTCACCTGGTCTTTGTTGTGCTTGTAATAGTTGGCCTGCTATAGCAAGTACCATCGCTTGTTTTGAATTATAAGGTTGACCTGCTGAAGATGATGTATTTTTGTCTTCTCCTGTGACATTTAAAAAGTTGTTACCAAATACTTTTCTTAAACTAGCTAATCCAGAATCAAGTTTGCCCTGTGGTTTTTCAGTCACATTTAAATCACCTGTTTTGTATTTAGGCAACATATCGCCACCATATTTCTTTAGTGCTTTCTCTCTAAACATCTTGCGTTGTAATACTTTATCTTTCATCTGTCACCTATGCTGATTTAGGTAAGCCACTAAACGCAGCATACGCACCCAATCCTGTTCCAACTGTTTGTGCAAGTGGGTTAGATCTTGGAGATGCTGCTTGTGTAACTTGACTCGCTGCGGTTGGCAACGCTGTCATAATACCTTTTTGGAACTCAACTCTTTGATACGGCTCATACGCTCTAGCCAGTTCTGTTTGTCTCTGTGCTTCTAATGCGGCTTGACCAATACCTCTTTGAGCTTGACCTAATTGAGCAGCTTGTTGTATATCAGCTTGAGCCATTTGTTGCTGTTGACCAGCAAAGCCAGACAATTGTTTGGCAGCATTTTGTTGTGCCGCTACTTGTGCTGCTTGTTGAGCTTGTGCTGCACTTAACGCTTGACCAAAACCTGCCGCTTGTGCTTGACCAATAGTGCCAAGTTCACGACCTTGTTGTTCTGCTAATTGCACACCTTCTCTGCCACCACCAAATGCACCTGACTGTATAGCGTTTGCTGCAATACCTTGTCTTTGTATTTGACCTTGTCTTTGTATTTCACCAATTACATTATCCATGTATGGGTTCATAAAGGCGTTAATGTCTGGGGGCAACATTGCTGTTTGTTGTGCACCCAAGGCACTGGTTATACCTTGTTGCACTAACGGCTGTCCTATTCCAGGTTGTGCTGCAGCAGTAAATGCTTGTTGTTCTAAAGGACTAGGTCCTGCGACTTGAAACTCAGGAATATTTACAGGTGTACTTGCTAAGTCTGCACCAATATCAAACAAAGCTAATTTACGAGCTTCAATTTCAGGTGCTTCACGAGTAATTGTAGTTTGTCTTTCTGGTGATCCACCACCACTAGAACCACCACCACCAAAGTATTGTTTAAGCCCGGTCTCATTATTGACTGTGCCACAACCACCATGTGCAATAAGAAGTTTTCTTTCGTATTCATTAATGTGTGCTAAATGCACATCACCATTTGTTCCGTGAGCCGTGATATCAGAATAGAGTTTCTCAAACAACTCTACCTTTTCATTTATACTAAGTTTTTCTATATTTATACTCATAACTCTTTCTCTATTTGTACATGTGTTTTTTTATAACCTTTTGGTTTCATAATTTTTTCCCATCCCGGTCTTGCATACAACTCCATTTTTTTACAACCCTCTCCTTTAGCCCACTTTTCTAAATCACTAACGTGGTGGTGCCACTTTTCCATCTGCGTTCCCGTGACAATACGAGCATCACAGACTTTATAGTTAGGATAACTCCTAAGTTCAGTCACAACTGTAGCAAGAACTGTATCGGAGTCAGAAACAACTAACCAAAGTTGCATGGCTCCTTGTCTACAAAGGTCTTTTATATCGTCTGAATTAAAAGCACCGTTTGTATCACATGCCAGTTGGACTAAATCTTTTGCTAAAGGCCATATCTTTTCTACTTCATGCTTAGTAAATTTAATAAACTTAGTTTGCATTTATAAGATCATAAATTCGTTTCATCTGATCCTGTTGATTGTAGAAAAATGCAGCTCCTTTCTTACGCATTTCTTTAAAGTCCTCAGGATTTGCACCTGCCATGATGCCTGCCCCTAGGACAGCATCTGCACGAGACACGAACTCACCATCGGCAAGTTGTGCTAACATGGTATCTTCATCTTTATCACCGTTACCAGAGCCGTCTTCAACATAACCGTGAGCTCTGACATAGTTGTTAATATCTTTTTCATCGTGGTCAATTTTACTTGGTAGATAATTTACCCCACCTTGATTGTATTTTGGTAAAGCATTAATGATGCCACCTTGGTTTGCAGTAGCCACTGGGCTACCAAATACTATATCTTTATAAGGCACTGAGTAGTCTCTATCAGCAAAAGTATATTCTCTTCCTTGAATGATAGGCTTCATTTGTGCATATGCTTTGCCATACTCTTCAGCTCTTTTGTCTGCATCTATATCAGAAATACCTTGAAATTGTGGATTATAATCATCAAATTTGGTAGTCATTGCAGCCGCCATAGCTGGATATGCAACATTATACCTATTAAGTCCTTGTCCCATACCAGCTACTTGTTTTGCAAGTTCTTTGTTTTCTGCAAATTGTTTTGTAAGAAAACCACTAATTCCAGATGTTGCTGCTTTTGTGCCTTCTTGTCCTGCAGCAGTAACCATGCCTGTAACTGGATCAAAAGGTATGCCAGTAGCGGTTACCCCACCAGCTGTTGTTCCAGCAAGACCAGACAATGCTTGTATACCACCAGAAAAAACTCCACCTGTCAGTCCAGATATCAAAGCATTTCTTGTTGAGGCACCAGACATTTTTGCTACAGCGAAACTTGCTAATCCAGCGATAATTTGAGGTAACATTAACAACTCCTAATATATATATATATTACTAAGTTTACCCTTATTTAGTAGGGTCTTCAACACTACTTGGTCTCATTTCATCCCACAAACGACCTGTATATTGAAATTCTCCTACATGTGTTATGTAATCCATTATATAACAGTAACATTTTCCGCCTAAATTACGCCATAAACGGCAAAAAGCAAAGTCCTCACCTAAAAAATGTTTGGATTCTTTGTCATGATATGTGTCAAAAAAGTTATACAAATAAGGTTTTTTCTGTAATCTACCATCAACAATGGTCTCTTGTGTAATTTCTGTGTCGGGATAAGCCTTGATCATTTGTTCAAATACATTCCTTTTGATAAGCATACAACCAGTGGGTGCATGAGTGACTTCAATGACACCATCACCTTCAACTTTAATATCCTCTTCATCCTCTAATCGCAAAGGATAGGTATTACAATTGACATGAGCTTGTTTGGCTGTGGTCACATCACCCGCTTGTATCTTAGCAATGAGTCGGTCAAACTTAATGTGTTTAAGTGGATAAGGTACAGAAATGACATCCTTGTCAGCCTCAAGCATTTTCCATATGCTATCAATGGTAAAGGCTATATCACTATCTATAAACAATAAATGTGACATACCGCTTTCTAAAAAACCCGCCACACATAAATTACGACCCTGGGTGACAAGTGATGATTTCATCATCTGTACTGTAATGTCTATGTTATTCACAAGACATTCTTTTTGAAAGTCTAATATACTTTGAACATAATGTATAGACACTTCACTATGCACAGGTGTTGCTAAATATATTGATATGTTATTTTTTTGCACCTTTAGCACCAATTAAAAAATTTGTCCATTGTGTTTTTCTACTATCCCAACTGTAGAAACGCTTCATATAGTTTTGTTGTAATTCTAAATGATCTTGAGCGTAATCTCTATGCAGTTGACACATAAGGTGTTTAATTGCATAGGCAAACTTGTAAGCTAATTTTTTGTAGTCTTTGTCATAATTTATGTAAACTGGGAAATCAGCACATGTTTCAAACAATGCACCATAGTTTGTCGTAATTGTATACAAACCTGCTGACATACACTCAATTGCTGATATACAAGAAGTTTCTTCCCAAATACAAGGGTAGGCAAACATGTGATAATTAGTGATCTTATTCAAAATAAATTCATTTGGACGATTACCTAGATAATTTACATTAGGGAGAGATCTAGCTTGTTCATACAGTTTTTTCCAAGTTTCATCATTATTTTTAGCAAACTCACTACCGTATAAATTGCAACTACTATACACATCTAATTCTATGTTTTCATCTTTCAGAAGATCCATGGCACCTAACAAAACATTAAGACCACGCCAAGGTGTTGGTTGAAAAATTAATCTTAACCTATCTCCTTCTTTGTAAGGCTGACGCTCTGGAAAGTGTGAAATAGCGTTTTTAATAACATGGCATTTTTCAAGCGGTAATCCATACATCATACGATACTTTTCTGCACTCCAATGAGAGTTAAATATATACCAATCGTATTGATCGTGATTCTTTTTATCACTAAACCAGGGTTGTATGTTAGGTTGATTGTAGTTGTTTTTCTGCCACAAGATGTTTATTTTGTTTTTATCAATAGGAACTTTGCCCGGTATAGAGGTGCAGATTTGAAAGTGATCAAGTAACTCGTTATCTACATACTTTTGAAGAAAGCCTAATTGTAATTCTGTGCCGCCTTTAGGCTCACTCATTCGTCTCCCCAAACAAGTCTAGTTTTGGAACAATAATGGTTACATCACGCCTAATGTCTTCTTCTTTGGTAGAAGTACCAGCATCCGCTATATCTGCTTGAGCCTCTTCTTCAGAAGAATATTCTAAGCCTGACTTTTTATTAGTTATTTTTGTTTTTGCTTCGCAATCAATAGTAATCGTCATGGCTGTATTTTAACCATTTTCTTGAGATCGGTCAATTTGAGCGTATGAAATAACACCTGATATTTTAGCTGCTGTTTCTGCGGTCATTTTAAGTATGTCACCCTCTTCTAATACAAGTGTGTTCGTAATAATATCTGTCGTGCTTACCGTAGCTATATCTTGATTGCCAATCGTGTGTGTAGCAGATGCTGAGGTATCTGTTAATTTAGTTGTTAATGTAACAGCACTACTGTGTATATTGACTGCTTGGATCTGTTTAATTAATAATCTTGCATCACTAGGTGCAGTTAACACTGAGGTTTCATCGGTACTGGCTAAAGTAAAACCTTGATTCTTATATTGTATTGTCATGAAATAAACCAGTTAAAAGTATCTTGTTCGTTTTTAAAATCTGTCTGAAAAGAAAAATTAAGTTGATTTTTGAGTGTAGCCAAAGCATCCATAATTTGTCTTTGATTAGACGCATCATATTCAGGTTTAGGTTCTGGTATATTAACAATTATTTTAGCCATTATCTTCTCCCGTCTGGTTGCACATCTGCTCTAAAAGAACCAAATCGCCAGTTTTCATCTTGAGCACTGTTTTGTATTTTAAGTGAAGCAAATCTACCTCTTGCTCTAGTGTCTATTTTTTTAGTTGATGCGGTTATAGTAAATGGTCCTAATGAAGAACTTGATTCGGTTTCAGATGGAAAGTCTTTAAGCTGTATAGTGACTGTCGCATTACCACTTAATACTTTAAAGTCTGGTAAAAAACGTCTTATCTTAATAAAGTTCTCACCTTGCCCACCTTGATCATCTAAAGTAAAATCACCTGATTCAATAAAAGCATCAATGCTCTGCACAAAATTTCCGTTATGATCAGATTCGTTTACACCTTTTTCGTGTTGGTAAACAGTTGTTTTACCTAAATTTGTACTACCCCCTTGTATAGTAGGAAATGTTGGGGTGCTTGAACTGGTAAACTCTGTTGCAATAGGGTTATCAAATAAATATTTATCCACATAAGCAGTTCTTGATAATGAACTTGTTGTCCAAGCTCCCTCACGATA